ATGCCCTCATGTACGGAGCAGGAGATGAAAAACTTGGCTCTGTGGTTGGAGGAACTACAGCAGATGGTAAAAGAGCTAGACAATATTTCTTTGATAATAAACCTACATTTAAATCTCTTAGAGACAGGGTACAAAGAGCATCAGCAAAAGGTTATCTCAAAGGATTAGACGGTAGGAAACTTTATATACGTAATGCTCATTCAGCTTTGAACACTTTACTTCAAGGTGCAGGTGCTATTATAATGAAACAAGGATTAGTTCTATTAGATAACGTATTAAAATTAAATGCAGTAGAATATAAGTTCGTTGCTAACATACACGATGAGTGGCAGATAGAAGTACCAGAAGATAAAGCTGATTTTATTGGAGAGTTTGCTGTAGATAGTATTGTAAAAGCAGGAGAACATTTTAATCTTCGTTGTCCTTTGGATGGCGAATACAAGATAGGAGACAATTGGAGTGAAACCCACTAAAGAATACGATTGGAGATTTGATAGAGTTAATTCAAAAGGAGAAATAGTTTGGAGAAGTAATACATATGAAGATTTAGAATATGTTACAGATTATTTAAATAAAAAATATATAAAATATGAAGTAAAAGAAAAAGCTCATATGTTAAAAATAAAATATAAAAAAATTTTTTATGCTTATTATTATACTACAGGTAGATGGTCTCCTTATGTTGAAAACAATTTTCCAGAAAAACATTACCATTCAAAAGGAATAGAAGATTTTGTTAATAGATTTTTATTTAGTACATTAAAATTTGAACCTCTTGAAGAGAAAATTGAAGACGTAGAAAAACTTTTAAAATATAATAATATAAAATATAAGATAGAAAAAGATACAGTTAATTTGACTACAAAAACTATACCAAGAAAAGATGGTAGAGGTAATAGAAGAACATATTCTTATGAATATATTTTAGGAAAAGGAAAATGGAGAAATATAAACTCTGATGGAACTCCTAATGAAAAGTTTTATCAAGCAAGAAACATAGAACATTTTTTAACAAAGTTTTTTAATGATGATATTAAGGTAATAAAACATGAAACCAAGTAAGAAAGACCAAAAGAAATTTGATTTAGATTTACAGTATGGAGAGATAAGAGAACAAAAGATAGCAGACATGCTAACAGGTAAGAAGATAGAAGTTAAATCAGAAAGAGATACATGGATGAAGACAGGTAATATATGTATTGAATATGAATGTTGGAATAAACCTTCTGGTATCAGAGCAACTGAATCAGATTATTGGTTCCATAATTTATGTGTAGGAGACAATGAGTTTTGCACATTAGTATTTAAAACAGATGTGCTTAGAACTATAGTTGATGAGCTAGATAGTTTTAAAACTGTATGTGGTGGAGACCATAATGCTAGTAGAATGTTCCTTATTAGTCTTCAAAAATTATTTTCATCAGATGTAATTAAAGCTTTCAAGGAGTCAGAAGATGAAAAAAAATAAAAAAACACTTGACACATTAGTAGAAGATATATATAATAAATTGTCGGCTTTAGGAAAAGGCGAACATCTTGACATAGATGAGGACACAATAGAACAGTTTGGAGAGTCCATGAAAGAGATTCTCTACTCTTGGTCACACCCTAGTCCACGAGGTAAACCTGCCTTACGTATGTCTAACATAGGCAAACAGCCTAGACAATTGTGGTATGAAATGAACTCTGAATCTGATACAACAGAGGTCATCTCTCCACCTACATTTATTAAGTTCTTATACGGACATCTACTTGAAGAGATAGTTTTATTTCTTGTTAAGTTATCTGGACATGAAGTTACTAATGAACAAAAAGAAATAACTGTATCCGGAATCAAAGGACACATGGACTGTGTTATTGATGGAGAAGTTGTAGATGTAAAGACTGCTTCAGGTTTTGCATTTAAAAAGTTTAGAGACGGAACACTAGCAGAGGATGATGCTTTTGGTTACATGGCTCAACTTGCAGGATACGAACAAGCAGAAGGAACTAAGAATGGTGGCTTCCTTGCTCTTAACAAAGAGTCTGGGGAGTTAGCTATGTTTAAACCTGATAACTTTGATAAGCCTAATATCAAAAAGAAAATAACTGATATTAAAAAAGCTGTTAAGTTATCTACTCCTCCTGATAAATGTTATGATGATGAACCAGATGGTAAGTCTGGTAACATGAAACTTGCTAGAGGATGTGTATACTGTAGACATAAGTTTGAATGTCATAAAGATGCAAACGATGGTAAAGGTTTAAGGGTGTTTAAATATTCAACAGGTTATAGATACTTAACTCAAGTACCTAAACCACCTAATGTTATAGAGGTTACACAGATATGAATGGTAGAAAAGCAAAAGCCTTAAGAAGAAAAGCAGAAGAACTTCTTATTAGTTGGATAAGAACTATGGTACCTGAAGGAGAAGATGCTACTAAGATTACTAAGAAAAACTTACATGAGTTTCTACCAGAGCAAACACATATCTTTGCTAACAATAGATTTATGTTAAGTGCATTTAGTCTTAGATGGTTTTATAAAAAGGTAAAGAATAATCCAAACATTACTTTGGAAGATTTAAATGCCTAGAAGAGTACCAAGAAAGCCAAGACCTAAAAAGATTAACGTACCTAAAGGATACGATAGTGCTTGGGAATATGATATACATCAAACAGTTCTTAAAGATTGGAAACATCATTGGGATACTATAGAGTATGTTGTTCAACATAAGTATGAAGCAGACTTTGTAAAAGTTATAGACGGTAAAACAATATTACTAGAAGCTAAAGGTAGGTTTTGGGACTATGCAGAGTATAGTAAGTACTTACATATTAGAAAAGCTTTACCTGATAATTATGAGTTAGTTTTTCTTTTTCAAAAACCTTACTCGCCTATGCCGGGTGCAAAGGTAAGAAAAGATAAAACAAAAAGAACTCATGCTGAATGGGCAGAGACAAATAATTTTACATGGTATAGTGAAGAAACATTACCGGAGGAATGGAAAAGTGAATTATAAATTTAACGAAGATAAAATATTAAATGAACTAAAAGCATACATAGGTAATACATATGCTCAACACTATGCTAACGGTAAGTACCAAGCAACTGATATGATAATTGATTCTGGATATGGAGAAGGATTCTGTCTTGGAAACATTATGAAGTATGCTATGAGGTTTGGAAAGAAAGACGGAAAGAACAACTTAGACTTATATAAAATAATACATTATGCTATAATAGCAATCTACGTAAACAATAAGGAACAAGATAATGGTTGAAGATAAAATAGGAACTAAGCCTTACTTAGGAATTGAAATAAACTATGATAAAGAAAAAGAATTTGATAAATTTAGTTTAGACACACTCAAAGATAGATATTTTTGGGAAGGAGAAACACATGCACAAGAAGCATTCGCAAGAGCCTCCGTCTTCGGAGCAACATTCAAAGGAGAGACCGATTTTGAGTTGGCTCAAAGACTTTATAACTACGCTTCCTCTCGTTGGTTCATGTTCAGCACTCCTATTCTTAGTAACGGGGGTACCACTCGTGGGCTTCCTATCAGTTGTTTTCTCAATTATGTTCCTGACAGCAGGGGTGGTTTATCTGCTCACTATGATGAGAACATATGGTTGGCAAGTTCGGGTGGAGGCATTGGTGGATATTGGGGCGATATTAGGAGCAACGGTATTTCAACTACTCATGGCAGTCGTTCTACTGGTTCTATTCCTTTCATCCACGTAGTAGACTCACAGATGTTAGCCTTTAACCAAGGCACAACAAGACGTGGTTCTTATGCAGCTTACATGGATATATCTCATCCGGAGATTGAAGAGTTTATAAACATGCGTAAAGAATCAGGTGGAGATATAAATAGAAAGAATCTTAATCTTCATAATGGTGTAAACATTACCAATGCATTTTTACAAGCTGTACAAAGTGATGAAGACTGGAGATTGATTGACCCTAAGACTAATGAAGCTGTAAAGACTATCAATGCTAGAGAACTATGGTGGCAGATAATAAATGCTAGAGCTGAAACAGGTGAGCCTTACATGGTCAATATTGATAAGTGTAACGAAGCTTTACCTAAAGCACAAAAAGATTTAGGACTTAAGATACGTCAAAGTAATTTATGTTCAGAGATTACATTACCAACTGATGAAGAAAGAACAGCAGTATGTTGTTTGTCTTCTGTAAACTTGGAACACTTTGATGACTGGTCAAAGGACGATAACTTTATACAAGATTTAATAACCATGCTTGATAATATAATTCAACATTATATTGACAATGCAATAGATACAACACAACTAGGAGAATATAGTGCGAATTTTAAACGCTTTCAAAAATATGTTAAAGAAGGTAAAGAAGGCTTTACCAAGAGTGCCTACTCAGCGTATCGAGAAAGAAGTCTCGGTCTTGGTGCTATGGGTTTCCATGCTTATCTTCAACGTAGGTCACTTCCTTTTGAGGGCATTTACGCAACTGGGTTTAACTTTAAGGCATTTACTTACATTAAACTCAAAGCGACAGAGGCAACTAAAGAGTTGGCTATTGAAAGGGGCGAGGCTCCTGATATCCATGGTAGCGGTAAGCGGAATGCTAATCTCCTTGCTATTGCTCCTAATGCTAGTAGCGGTATCATTTGTAGTGGGACTTCTCCTAGCATTGAGCCTTATCGTGCTAACTGCTATACTCACAAAACTTTATCCGGAAGCTATCAAGTAAAAAATAAATACCTTGAAAAGCTTTTAAAATCTAAAGGATTAAAAGGTAAAGAGTTAGAGAATCTTTGGAAAGATATATCAGGTAGTGATGGTTCTGTTCAACACTTAGATATACTTACTGATGATGAGAAAGAAATATTTAAAACAGCTAATGAGATAAATCAAATATGGATTATTGAACATGCTGCAAAACGACAGGAGTTTGTGTGTCAGGCACAGTCTGTCAACCTGTTCTTTACTTTACCAAAAGCAACAGAACCTCAAGAAGTACATGATGAATACATGCAGTACGTAAATGATGTTCATTGGTATGGTATGAACAAACTTAAATCGCTTTATTATTTTCGTTCTAATGCTGCTCGTACAGTAGAGAATGTAAATGTTAAAGTACCAAGAATAAATTTAGAAGATACAGAATGTATCGCATGTGAGGGATAATTATGAGCTTATTAAATACGAGAGATTACTACAAACCGTTTGAATATCCATGGATGTTTGACTACTATGTACTGCAGAATCAAATGCATTGGATGCCTGAATCTGTACCGTTACATACAGATGTTAAGGATTGGCAAGAACTAACAGACAAAGAAAAGAATTTACTTACACAAATATTTAGATTGTTTACTCAGTCTGATGTAGATGTAGGTGCAGGATATATAGATAAGTATATGCCTATCTTTAAAAAACCTGAAGC